GTTTCGGTATATCCGAACCGATAGGCACCTTTGGCTGGAACGTCTCAAGTTCCTAACTCCCCCGACTGGAATCGAACCAGTAACATCCAAATTAACAGTTTGGCGCTCTGCCTGATTGAGCTACAGGGGATTGGAGCGGAATACCGGAATCGAACCGGTGACGAAAGGTTGGAAACCTTTAGTTTTGCCTCTAAACTAATTCCGCGAGGCGGGTCAGGAGGGATTCGAACCCCCGACCAACGCATTAGAAGTGCGTGGCTCTATTCCACTGAGCTACTGACCCATGTGGTAGTTCCTATCGCCGCTAACCCTGAACTACCAAGGAGGTTACCGCAGTTGATCTCTCAACCCTTATATTATAGAGGGTGTTCCTACCCTTGTCAAGGCTTCAGTAGCTTTGATCTGTATTGATGACTATATGTCTCTCTTGATCCCTCAACTCCCCATCCTAACCAGTAGTAGGAGGGAACCATATACTGAGCAATACTTTGCCTACCACCTTCAAAGTCAGGAAGAATTTTTTGGAATTGTTTTTCATTAATCATATAACGTGTCTGACACTCTAGGGTGCTAGGATCACATCCATACTTCTTAGCGAAATACTTTAACCCCAGATGACGCTGTGTAGAGGTCCACTGAATGAGTCCGTACCCACCCCTATGGCAATCAGAGTAAGGAACTCTAGCCCCTCCCTCGCAAATGTCGGGATGGAACTTACTTTCTTGTTTAATGTTACCCATGATCGTTGCCAAGGCATTTCGATCTGTGATTCTTGTTTTTTCTTGTAGTTGTTTGAGGACATATTTTTCATTGTCTGTGCATGTTGGACAGGTCCATGTGGCTAGTGGAACAACTTCAATAGGTACAGCTGAGTTCTCGTCTTCAGTAACATCAACTGGTAAGTTGGCTCCTGTTGAGGCTTGTTGACATCCCACTAACAGTATTGTCAGTAAAGGTGTTAATAGTTTCTTCATGAGTCAAATAAAAATCTTAAATATTATAATAGTATTATGTATCTCAGTCAAATCTCAAAGTAATCCTTACGATAATAACGATTCATAATGTTGGAATTGTAGTACTTGGGAGTACCGTCAGGCATAGATTCTGTAAGAACATTGTTCTTGAATAATGCCTCAGTCTCAGCAAAATTTGTTTTACCTTTAGTTTTGTGCAGTGAAAGGATCTCCCTACGAAACATATGAGTCCCAAGGAGTTTAACATCTGCTTTCAATTCGTCAGAGGAACCATAGTACACTTTCCAATCTGACTCCTTCTTTACTCTTCTTTTCTTTCCTGGAGGTTTTCTGTGGAACCAAAAAACCTTTCTCCCAATGTAGAGTCGTTGGTTGGTGAGATTGGTAATGAGATACACAAACCCATAAAAGTCGTTAACATCATCACTAGTAAAAGGTCTCTCCAGAAAGGTCCAGGGGTTCTCGTAGTCACACACATAATGTAATCAACTACGATATTTATCTGTGCCAATCTCCATCACCCGTCCACACATAATTGGTGGCTCTATCTTCTGCAGAAAGGTATTGATATTTTCCACATTCTCTCCTCACATTCTTCACCTGTTCATCTAAAGGAAGTTCATGTAGATAGATGGGTTTCTCATACCACCACTCTAAAGATCTCTTCAATACCTTATGTGCCATACCACGAAAAGGTGGCCTGAGACTATCAGACCACCTCTTATAAGACAAAAGAGATTTATTATAGGGGTATCTCCCTTCTATCTCAGAGTTTAAAGTCTGAGAAAGTGTCTTTTTGTACATCTTGTTTGATTCCACCGACGACATAAGATTCAACTTCAGTTTCTTGTGGTGCCACTTGTAGCCCCTTCGAGGAGATCCAGTGTTGAGTCCAGGGGAGGGGGTTGTTCTTGGCAGGAACATCATAGACTGGCTTCAATCCTATACCCTTCATACGTCTGTTGGCGATCCACTCAACATACTGTTGCAATAGGGTGTCGTTCAGACCAATCATAGAACCATCCTTAAACAGATAGTCAGCCCAAGCCTTCTCCTCATTCACAGCTCTGTCAAACATTGCATAGACCCACTCCTCTTCTTCCTTGGCGATCTGTTTCATCATAGGATCATCACCACTCTTCCACTTGTTCAGAATGTTCTGGGTGATGGCGAGGTGTTGGTTTTCGTCTCTTGCAATAAGGGAGATGATCTTTGCGGATCCTTCCATAAGCTTAAGTTCACCAAAAGCAAAACTACAAGCAAAAGAAACGTAGAAACGTATCCCCTCCAATATATTAACGTTGGCGACTGCTCTATAGAGCTTACGTTTGACTTCCTTGATTTCATACTCAGTTGATGGGGATCCTCTAAAATCTGCAGACCACATACCAGTAGTTCCCCAGACTTGTGCAGTGTTGATGAAGTCATCATATGACTCTGTAACACTCTTAGCACGATCTAGGATCTTCTGATCAGTGACAATCTTATCCAACACATCAGCTGGATTAGAGTAAATATTCTTAATGATGTATGTGTAGGATCTGGAGTGAATCATCTCCATAAATCCCCATACTTCCATACATGCTTCTAGTTCAGGCAGAGAACAGTATGGAATAAATGCCATACCAGGTCCACGACCCTGAATAGAATCCAACATGATCTGATACTTCAGATTAGAAGTATAGATATGTTTCTGTTCTGGACGGAGAGACTGATAGTCTCCTCTATCTTTCTGTAGTGAAACTTCTTCTGGTCTCCAGAAGTATCCAAGTTGTTGTGTAGTAAGTTTTTCAAACACCGGATACTTATAAGAATCATACCTCTGGACTCCCAGAGGTTTACCAAAGAACATTGGTTGCTTCTTAGCATCATGTACCTCGGTGTTAAACACCGTCATACCTTTCACTTGATTCATAATATCTTTGTCATCTACTGGTGAAACTTTAAACTGCACAGGATTCACACTCTCCCTCCTCGGCTTGTGATAGTTCTAATAACAATTCATCTAACTTCGACTGCGGCTCTTCATCCACTTCATCAGACTTTAAATCGTGAGTGTTCTGATAGTAGGATGTCTTCCAACCATATTTATAGGTTGTGAGAAAATCCTTTGCCATCTGGGAAACAGGAACCTCATTATCAGGATAGTTCTCTGGATTATAACTCCAATTACCACTGATAGCCTGATCGAAGAACTTTTGCATCACAGCTACAATTCTAATATATCCACCATTATCTTTCATATCCCACAGAAGAGTATAATTATTCTTCAATGAGGCATACTGTGGAACAATCTGCTTAAGAGGCCCTTTCTTGGACTTCTTAATGGACAAGTATCCCCGAGGAGGTTCGATTCCATTAGTTGCGTTTGACACAACGGAACTACTTTCCGATGGCATTTGTGCGGACAGTGTTGAGTTCCTGAGACCGTGTTCGAGGATATCATTCCTAAGCATATCCCAATCATGTTGCAACTCCGTTGATACTAGTTCATCTACATCTTTCTTATATGTATCGATAGGAAGTGTTCCACTAGAGTACTTGGTACGTCCAAAGTATTCACAGTGACCTTTCTCCTTAGCCAACTGATTAGAGGCTTTTAGAAGATAATACTGGAAGGACTCAGAGAGTCCATGAACAGCATCCCAGGCTTCTTGTGAATCATAAGAGTAACCCAACTTTGCCAGGTAGTGTGCCAATCCAATGTAACCAATACCCAGAGACCTTCTTGCCTTGGTTGCAAGTTCTGCTGCGATGATTGGATAGTCTTGATAGTCAATCAACTCGTCTAGACCTCTCACAGCTAGGTCACAGAGGTCTTCTAGTTCCTCATCAGACTTAATCTTACCAACGTTGACTGCTGAGAGAATACACAGTGCAATCTCACCAACCTGATCGTCAATATGTGATAAAGGATATGTGGGGAGAGTGATCTCTTGACACAGGTTACTCATCTCAATCTTATCTTTGAAAGAAGAGTGAGTATTACAGTGGTCAATATTCATCAGATACAAACGACCTGTCTCTGCTCTCTCTTTAAGAATGTCTAGAATCAGTTCTTGCGCTTTAACACTCTTTCTCGGAACAGACTCATTTCGTTCAAAACTAACATATAGATCATCGAACCCGTCAGTACCAAAGGCATCATACAGACCCGGTACGTTGTGCGGTGAGAACAAGCTAATCTCTCCATTCGCAATGAAACGTTCGTAGAAAATCTTTGAAATTTGGATTGAGTAATCAAGTTTCCGTACCCTGTTGTCTTCTGTGCCTTTGTTGTTCTTTAAGACGATGATGTCTTGGATTTCTTGGTGCCAGATTGGGAAGTGGACTGTTGCCGAGCCACCACGAATCCCATTTTGTGTACAGCATCGTACAGTTGATTCAAACTTTTTAAGGAAAGGAACAACGCCAGTGTGCTGTACTTCTCCGCCCCTGATCTTACTGTTGATCCCACGGATCCTGCCAGCGTTGATGCCGATTCCAGCCCTTTGTGCGACATAACGGCCAATGGCCATATCAGAACTAAAAATACTATCCAAGGTGTCATCAACATCAACCAGAACACAAGACGCAAACTGGCGTAAGGGAGTTCTGACACCCGCCATGATTGGCGTTGGGATGTTGAGTCTGTGTTTTGAGATGGCATCGTAGTATCTTCTGACGTAGGAAAGTCTTGTTTCTTTTGGATACTCACGGAAGATTGTCAATGCAATCATCATGTACATAAACTGAGGAGTTTCGTGTACCTTTCCAACACTCCTATCTTGTACTAGGTATTTATCCACAACCTGCCTCAAACCAGCATATGTGAATAAGAAATCACGATCGTGGTCAATAAAAGTTTCTACCTTCTCAATCTCTTCTTGTGAATACTTTGTAAAGATATCCCTATCATAGTGGTCATCGTATGCCAATTTAGTGATGTGATCAATCAAAGAAGGCATCTCTCTTCTACCACCGTACAGTTGCTTCCTGAGGGAGAACAGGAGAAGTCTTGCAGCTACAAACTGATAATTGGGGTGATCCAGATCAATCAGGTCACTGGCACTCTTAATAAGGATCTCTTGGATCTCAGCAGTAGTAATACCATCATAGAACTGAATACCAGATGTCATCTCTACCTGACTAGCAGACACATTTGATAGGCCATCACACGCCTCCTCAACCATAAGATGCATCTTATCCAGGTCAAGTGATTCAACACGACCATCTCTCTTCTGAACCTTTGTACCGTTGCTCATACCTTTTTCCAAGTAGTAAATTTTAGTTTTGCTTCTAATCCTTTGTAGGTGTTTTTGTCTACAATCTCTTGAACTTTATGTCCACTCAAGATCATATCATTTATATCCTTTTCCCGAATATTGGAGGGCCAGATAACGACTCTATCTCCTTGATCAATTGTTTGTTCAATTCTTCTGGTGATTTGGGCGTTGCGTGGTTCGTTATCATATATCCAGACAGGATTGCTAATCCCGCAACTGACGACATCAACATCAGCTCCACACATAGCAACCGAGTTGCGAATGAACGTAGAGTCGAATGGTCCTTCTGTAATATAAACCGGAAGGGATTTGTCAATTTCATCAGTTCCATAGATCTTTGGGGCATCCTCATCCAACATAACGGTTAAGTATTTAACAGGGTTCGTAGATAGGGCTCTGCCCTGTAACCCAATAAGTTTCTCATTCCTGACAAGAGGAATTACAATTCTAGCTTCACCAAACTTAGGATGTTCAAAGGAACCTGGTTTAATACTATTAACAAACTCTTGAAAGTTTTCTGCGTAATAAAAGTTCCCACTCAGGATGGCTCTAGATTCCAAATAGTGTTTAGATAAAGCAACACTAAATGCAGAAGGAAGATCGATAACAATCTTCTTCTTAAATGTTGGTTTAGTGTTCCTCATCTTACTAAACACATCTTCAGGTGATTCCGTCACAAAGTTCTTACCAGTATTACCTTCTTTGAACTTCTCAAAAGTATATTGTTTGTAAGTTTGGGGATCTAAATCTTTTAGAAAATTGGCAAACGAAACACTGATACCACAGTTGTGGCATTTGAAATTAGTGTTGTTCTTAACCTGATAAAGAAAACCTCTAGCTTTGTTCTTATTCTTCTGGGAGTCACCACATATGGGGCACCGAAAGTTATAAAGCTTTGGCTTTACTCGTTTGAACTTTTGAAGTCTGGAGGAGATCAAATTGATGTATTTGACATCAATAAAATCCATATCACTTGATATAACTACTCATTATTTTACTAACTTCTGATGGTGGAGTCAAGTCGAACCAATTAGTTTGTGCTATAAAAGACACAGCTACTACGCACCCAATAGCAACCCAAACCTTTTTCTCTAGATCCTGTAGTCTTGACAACACACTGTTATGATCTGAGTCCATTTTATCACGGAGTTCGTCAATCTTAGCAAATAATACGGAGTCAATCTCTTCTGACTTTGATAATCTTTCTTCATGGACAGCAAGCATTCTGCTAACTGTTGTATTTACCTCACTCAATTTTTCAATAGTTAGATCTAATTTGTCCAAGAGAGGTTTAATATCATCAACTCTCTGTTGCAAGATAGCCAACTTAACTTGATCGTCCATCTTGCGGTTTAAAGTAGGGGTTAAACTCTAATGCTTTCTTTTTACCTTTTCTTTTTTCTCTCTTATCTTTTCTACTCATCAAATCACTGATAGCCTTTCTCACAAATTTATTACGACCATCAAACTTCATTGGTTTATCATAACCAGCAGTTGGTCCTTTTGCATCAGAAGATCCACTAAACCCACCGGATCCACCAGGAGGATTAGCTACCATTCCCTCTTCACTTACACTGAACTCTTGATACATGGCAGATCGAAATGCATCGATTACCCTATCAATTTTCCCCCTTTCCATCAGTAATACCTCTGAGTTCTTCTAAACAATATTCATCTACCTCAAGTTCATGCAAAGATGTTCTTGGGTAATCTGGTAATCTATCTAAGAATAAGACAAAAGCCTTTAGTGAAGGCCACAAGTCTTCATCCAGCTTAAAGAAAAGCATGGGTGTCGCAGCATCTCCAAAGATATTATAAAGAATAATAAAATGGTTTATTAGAAGATGAACCTTCAAACCTGAACCATTTTTATATTTCCTCAGGAGTCGTTTGATGTATCGAAAGATGTTTAAGTCTTTTTCAAAATCATCAACACTGACTGCCTGAGGATTCTCATAATGTTTAATCGCGAATAGCAGAAAGTTATCTGCGTTCAATTCATTAAATATCATTTATCATGCGTTAGTAGGATATACAATAGATCCAGCTCCAGTTGTAATACCAGACATGGCAACTAGGGTCTCTTTCTTAACTCTCAGGTTTCCTTGTGAATCATTATAGGTGGTAACACCAACCCAACCTTCTGCTGTGACTTGATACGAAGGAATTACACCTCCAGCATTAGCCACACCATACACAAGTGAGTCACCAGATGGTGTGCCTTTCTTAGAATAAGTAGAATCAAAAATACTAGACTTAGGAAGTTGAGATACGGCGAAAGTGGTTCCTGCAATAGCTACACCACTCAGACCCATAGTGGATCCGATTGTGCAAGAGATAGTAGAAGCAATGCTAACGATAACGGCGTCACCCATATATGTTCCAGATCTGTTACCAAATCTGATAACATCACCAGTTGATGCTGCGCCCACTTGACCGAACGTTGTACCAGTTCCTGTTACGACGCCCGTAGAATAGTTCAGGGCAACGGTACCCGCCGATCCTACGTTATCGTTATTTCCCCAAAGTGCCATGTTTCTGCCTTAATAAACTTTGTTATGTTAGTAAATATTTATAAAAAAATAGAACCCCTATTGGGGGTTCATGTATCATTCTTCTCTATTATTTATTGCCTTTGTGACAACCTCAAGAAGTTGATCGTCCATATCAGTCTTAGTCAGCTTAACTGCCTTAGAAAGAATAACAAGACAGATCTCAACCATTTTCTCACCCAGTTCTTCATTCTCTGGAATGTTTGCAACAGCATCTTTGATAATTTTTGCCGCTAGTGGTAGTAGAAAGGATAGCATAGTGATAATTCATAACTACACTATATATAAATCAATCTTTATTTGATACCCACTTCTTCTTCTCTTTATCATACCTCTTAACTTCACCAGGTCTCAATGAATCTTTTTGGTATTGGTTGAAACCTTTCTTACCATACTTCATTCTGTCATCTTGTTCTTTGTGTCTCCTCTCTTCATCATCAAGTCTTTTTTCACGTTTAGAATCGTAATTTTCTTTCATCTTTTGTTCTAACCTCACTTCATTAAAGACCTGACGAATACGACGATAGGCCGACTCATCTACTATCTTAACATACTCTTTAGATGCGTCAACCATTGCATCAACATCTTGTAACCCTACCCTCTGAACAGGATAGACATTGGAAAACCTCCACTTGGCATCACCAGATTGTCCAGGGGTTTGATAGTCTTGATCTAGAAGATCATCCTCACCCTTGAACAACTTTGTGTCTATACCAGCAACTGGTCCCTGTGCAGGAGAATCATTAGTAAATCCTCCAGTTCCAACTTGCATCAGTCTCCTCTGTAGTTAGATCCGGGTCTGGGTCCAGTAGCATCAGTCATTTTCTGAGCATCAGTTCTGGTGTCCTTGGATGCATTCTTTGCCATTTGTCTAATCTGAGCAGCGCGTTGCTTCTCACGGTCACCAGGTTGATATGGTTTTCTCTTTGCTGCTGCTTCGCGAGAGATTCTCATCTGATCCTTAATACTCATCTCCTCACCCATAGTCTTCTCTTTCTTAGCCTGTAGTTTATCAGCTCCCTTGGCTGTTACAGTTCCCATTCCATTCTTGGCTCTGATAGTAGAAAGAACACCAGCCAATGCACTTTCTCCTGCCAATACCTTCCCACTACGAGGGTCAATCTCTCTACCCATCTGATCAAAACCACGTTTAGGAAGCATCTTTTTCAATTGTTTTTCGTATGCTGCCTTTCTCTCATCCTTCTTTCTCTGTTCCTCACCACCATAATATGCCTCTGCCATTTTGCCAGACTGTTTATCATCATGTTCCTTGGTCTTAGCCAACATCTCTCTCTTCTTCTTCTCTTCAGTAGCCAGTTTAGCTGCAATAGCCATCTGTTGTTTCTTCTTATCTGACTTACCTTTAAACTGAGGTGCATCAGACTTACGGAAATCCTTTATGACATCTCCCATATCAGCCTTATCAATATCAATCTTCTCAGTGATCTCATACATTTCTGTAATAACACCACCAAGTTCAGCAAAGGCTTCTTTCATCCCTTGAGGTGGATTGATAATAATTTTATTCTTTACACTCTTCTCAGTAATTTTCTCGCTAGACTTAGAAGCTTTCTTGGCCTTAGGGTTCTCAAGATTTCTCTCATTATCAACCCCAGCGACTCCACCATATGCACCACCAATAACTTCTAGGAGATCTTGTGAATCATCTCTCCAATTTGAGTATGCACTTTCTTTCTTCATTCTCTTGGCGTCTTTCTTCTTCTCTGTCGGAGAACACTCAACACCATCAACAGCACAATGACCTTCTGTTGCCATAGGTTTCACATAGTTCTTATCCTTACCAGGCTTAGCGGCATCTCCACCATCCACACTACCAGAACCCTTCATGTCTGTAGGAGGACACATTTTTTTACCATGGGTGGGACAATCTTCACCAATTGGAGTTGAGTTACAATCTTTCTTCTCATCACATCCTTCAGCAATGCTCTGTACATAAACAGAAGACAGTTCATTAAGAGGGTTAATCATTTCTCTGACTACTTTTTCTTATTCTTATTTATGAAGTTTCTGATATCGTAACCCTTATATGGTTTTCCGCCATCCTGCAGGTTAGTAGGGTCGCCCTTCTCAAAACCAGGTGTGAGTTTTGCAACTCTCTTAAAGTTACCAGAAGTTCCAACCAAAGTATTTGGATGAGTCTTATCTCTCATCTCACTATCCATCTTAACTTCAGCATATTCCTTAAGATCTCTCACCCAGGACTTGAACATGATGTTATCTTCTGTTACACAGATTAGATAGTTAGTTCCTCTACGGATAACTTTACCAACCAAACCAGTGTTTAGGTTCTCAACCAAAGAACTGATGTTAAAGATCTTACCAGTTACATAGTTTTCACGGAGATTTCTCCAATCAAACTTAGGTGCAATCTCCCAAAGACCCCAAGACTCTGTAGTAACTTTCATTCTTTTACGAACAGTGCTCATCAACTGTTTCGCAGTCTTATCATCCACTGATGATGGAATACCCTGTCTGAATGCCTCAAAATCATCCTCTGATGCAGCCTGTCTCATCTTAGAGGCTGACATTCCTTCTACACCTTCACCTTCTGCATCTCTATCACCAGCAGAAATAGTCTCAATTTCATCAAAGTTATACAACTTACCATTGTATTTCTGAGCCAAACTATCAAACTCAGATACTCTATCAGATCCAACTACAATTTTAACATTAGAATATCCTTCATCATCTGCTAACTTGAGAGCATCAAAGATAGTCTTGATACCTTCATCATTGATAATGCTCTCCTTATGGTCAGGGAACATCTGTTTCATCATATTAGTCTTTTCAGATGGTTCCAAAGGATTCTTCTTAGGATCAGTGGATCTTGAGGGATAAATCCTCAGTTCTCCACTACCTGCAACACTCTTTGCACCATTAAGTAGCTTCTCATGACCAACTGTTGGTGGGTTAAATCTACCGAAGACTAGGGTGATTGTCTCCCCATTCTTCATATCACCATCAGTTTGATCATCTTTACTCTTCTCAACCTCAGGTTCTGCCTGTTGTTGAGTTTGTGCTTTAGGATCTTCCTTAGTTGCGGCAACTCTTCCTGCCGTTTCTCTTTCCGCAGATGGACCTTTCCTCTGTGAGAATACTAGTTGCCCACCTACAGTTCTTGCCTGAATATTGCCTTGTCTATCTACCCATCCACCTGACCCATCACTAGTGAGGCCAAGTTTCTTTGCCTTTTCAGCAGCTTTAGATACTCTAGCCTCCGAAAGGAAGTTGAAAAAATCTTTCATCTTCTACATACAACCATAGTAGTATTTATCAGTTGAAATATCTTCTAAGTTTATCTAGTGATTTCTTCTCAATCAAGTGGATCATGGCGTAACTTACACCAAATACTTTACCACACTCACGTTGTGTCATCTGTTCTTTTCCATCTAAACCATAACGGTAACACATTACACTGTATTCACGTTCGTTTAGAACCTTTCTCATTTGATCAATAACAACTTCTACTTCACAATCAAGTTCTCTATAGTAGTCATCTGAGATGAGATCTTCAAGTGTTGAACTATCACCAATTGATGAGTTCATTGACACAACATAAGGAAGTGAGTTCTTCAATGTAGTGAAACCTTTGATGTCAGTCTTCTCCAACTTACGGAGCTTCTCTTTTACATGTGAAGGAACACGAACACGACCATAATGATTAGTGTGAAACTTGCTCACAAAACAATAGATCCAATAGTAAGAGTAAGTAGAAAACCTACAACCTTCTTTTGGATCAAACTTACGAATGGCTTTCATCAAACCAATCACACCTTCTTGGAACATATCCTCATAGGAGAACTGCTCATTCTTATAATACATTTTCTTGGCAAGTTTACTTACCAGACCAAGATTATGAGTGACCATCTTCTCCATAGACTTCTCACAACCTTGTTGTGCTGACTTACACAACTCAATCTCCTCAATGTGGGAGAGTCTTAGACTAACTGACATTAATGACTTTTTTACTATACGACAATACTAACACACCTTGACCCCTCTGTCAAGTCAGACAGGATCTCTTAATGATTTTTTCAACCTTTTGATCATGTTTCTTCCATTCATCCTATCAAGATATTCAAGTTCTTCACGGAACACTCGACCAGCTTTCTTATCGTCCAGGATTTCTTGATCGATCAAACCGAGTTCAATCAGTTTTCTATTGACTGCTTTAGGTGTTCTCTCATCATTACCTGCCTTGATTGCTTCTGCCCATCCGTCCATATACTTTTGACGATCTGATGATTTTGCTCCAGCCATTGACTCCAAGAAACCACGATACACATTCTCTTGAAGTGCTACTGTTCTTCTACCTGAAGGATCAGTAATACCACGAGCTAAACCAGTAGCTTTCAAAAGAGTTTTGCCCATCTTAGACTTCATACCGGCTGCTTTTTTCTTATCTTTGGGATCAGTAGCAACCTTTTTGAACTCCTCCCTAAGATCACTATATCTGGTATCATCAGAACCAAAGTGTTCTTTAAGAACTTCTCTAGTTACTTGATCACCAAGCCCTTTACCACCTTCACCCAAAAGTGTCTTGGAAAGTTCTTCACCGACACTCATGATTTCATTCTGTTTGTCAAAGATCTTCTCAATACCACCAAAATCTTCTTCTGATTTGTCCTTATCTGGATCAACTCTCTGTTCAAAGAAGTCTTTCATAGACAAATCAACCTTTGTTTGGTTGATATTAGAGTTGATAAGAGTCATGTTATCATCATTTTCTCTCTGTTCCCACTGTTCTTTACCTGGTTTTCCACCATCTTTGTTGTTGAAACCACGAACATGTTCCAAATCCATTGACTGAATGTCAAGAGGAAGACCTGTATATGCATCACGACCACCCTGTTCCAGGTAGATTCTC